GAATGGAAACTAAGGTAGATGTTCTTGACGAAAAAGTAAGCGCACAAATAGCTCAAATAGAAGATAGATTAGGTCAAAAATTAGATTCACAGCATGGTATTTTAATAGCCCTAATAGACAGGGTTAGATCTGTAGACAATGAGATAATTAGACAAGATACGCTTTTGAAGACTATACTTGGAGTACCACAACTTATGAATACAGATAGAATAGCAAAGGCAGACCGCGATGACCAACGTAAAGACTAAGAAAAGAGGAAGACCAAGCAACGCTGAATTAAAGCGTAGAAAAGAAGAAACTGAAAAAGATAAGCTTATACAATGGGTTTGTTTTATAGGTGTCGTTTTGTTTTTAGCTGTTTTTGTGCAGCAAGTAAATTCTGACGAATTGGTACACAAGTTTGGCAACCCTAGCTTCAGTGGCATAAATCAATCAGCTCACTATCTGACCATTGACGAACAAGAGCGTACCCGGAAAGAAAAGATAGCCCAAGACGTACAAGATAAGCTAGAAGAAGCTGAGCGAGAAGCTGAAAACACAGTCTTGGCTAAATTTATTAGAAACCTTCAATCACGCATTTATTCCACATTAGCTAAAGATATTTCAGAATCTTTATTTAATTACGGCAGCACACCCACAATTGGTAACCCAGTATCTGGAGAAATTAATCTAGAAGGCAACATATTGCGATGGGTAAATAATGGCGTTACAATAACTCTAACAATTGAAGAGTGGTTTGATGGTGTATTAATATCTACTACAGAAATCGTAATCCCAATTGGATCCTTTGGAGGGTGTTGGGTTGATTGTGATGGTGGAGGTTAATGCCAGCTAATGAAATTTTTATTCATAGGTATATTAATACTCACTAGCGGTTGCGCTAGTATTGGGTTCCAAAACCAAACAAATTGTGTTCAAGGCCTTATCTGTCCAGAGGGTCCTAAAATCGTTCCAAGCGCAACCGCGCAGTTAGTCAATCTACCTAAACCGAACAGCCAGGCTGTCGTAGCAGTTTATAACTTTTCAGATCTCACTGGTCAAAGAAAATCCAAAGATAATGTTGCTAGTTTTAGCACAGCCGTTACACAAGGATCTATTCATATTCTTATTCAGGCATTAAGAGATGCAGGTAAAGGAGATTGGTTTGTTGTTGTTGAAAGGTCTGGACTTGACAATTTAAGCCGAGAAAGGCAGCTTATAGCCAATACTAGAAAAACGTATTCTGGTGAAGAGGGTAACAAACTCAAGCCTCTTTTATATGCAGGGATGATTTTAGAAGGTGGGATTGTTGGCATGGATAGTAATATTAGAACTGGGGGATCCGGAGTTCGGTACTTGGGTTGGGCGGTTAAAAACCAGTACAGAGAAGATGTAGTTACAGTCAATCTTCGTGCTGTTTTAGTGCAAACAGGCGAAGTTTTATTAAATATCACAACAACAAAAACTATTTTATCTACAGGAGCTGGTACGGATTTATTTAAGTTTTATGAGATGGGTACTGAGCTAGTAGAAATGGAATCAGGCAGTACAGGTAATGAGCCTGTAACACAGGCTGTAAGGACAGCCATAGAGGCAGCTGTGTACGGTCTTGTGATGGAGGGTATGCAAAAACGCTTGTGGGACTTTGATTATGGTACACTTTACCTGGAGGACGACAATGAAGTTTATAAAGGTACTCAGTAGTGCCCTCATAATAATTATTTCAGTTAATGTAGTTGCTGGAAATAATGACATCTATATCACGCAAACTGGTACAGGTCTTACTTTGACAATCGATCAGATTGGAGCAACTAATACAGTCGGTACTTCCGGAGCAAGAGCAACGCTGAGCGGCACAAGCATGACCGTTGATCTTGACCAAATTGGTAATAGCAATGCCTTAGCAATAGCAATTGCACAAGGTAATTCTACTGGCTGGACCTACAAAGCAACTGGTGATAGTAATATAGGTACATTTGCTGTCGGCGCAACTGGAGATGTTGCAAACACAGATTTTGATTTTGAGGCAACAGGAGACTCCAACGTACTGACATTCACACAAGGAGACGCAGCATCCGCTACCTCTGGTAATCAAGATTTTGTCATAAGTGGTACATCGAACAATGTAAATGTTAAATGTAACTCAGTTGGTTGTATTAATAATTGGACGGTTTCAGGAAACTCTAATGATATTGATACTCTACAATCAGGCAGCTCTGACCACGCAATTACCGTAGCTTTAACGGGAAGTGGCAATAATGTGGACATAGACCAAACCGATACGACAAGCACGAATGTTGCAAATGTTATATCAAGTACCAGCAGCGGCACTATTAATATAGACCAATGCGCATCGGGCTGCTGATATTATTATTTATTGGGACTGTTACTAACGCAAACGAGATTGGGAAAATCTCTGAACTGCGCGGTAATGGAGAAATACTCCGCAGCCAAAACAACGACAAATTATTAGCTGAGTTGGCTTTAGGTATACTTAGCAATGATGACGTGCGAACTGGTGCCGGAAGACTTGCTATAGAGTTTGTTGACGATACAGTCCTCAAACTTACAGAACATTCCAACGTGGTCGTAGATGAATATATATTTTCTAGTACAGATCCATCTAAAAGCAGACTTGCACTTCGCATGGCATCTGGCACTGCATCTTTTTTGTCAGGTAAATTATCAAAAATTGATAAGAAAAATATATCAATAAAAACTCCTTCAGCAGACATAGCGATTCGCGGAACTTTTTTTTCGGCTTCCGTAGATGAGCTTGGACAATCACTCGTTATACTACTCCCGGATGCTGACGGAAATTCATCTGGTGAAATATCAGTTACTACTTGGTCTGGCACCGAAATTCTAAATCAGCCTTTTCAAGCAACAATGGTGTCTACTTTCGAGTCTAGGCCAACAAAACCTGTGGTGTTAGGCAACCTTACCTTGGGACTTATTAATAATATGCTTCTTGTAAATAAACCACCCGAAGTGCAAGAGGCTATAGCAGAACAAGAGAACGGCCCAAAAACAGAACTAGATAAAGATTTCTTTGAAGATGCACCAGATTTAGATGAAGACTACCTAGAAGAACAAGAAGAAATAAGTCGTTTAGATATAGATCTCTTAAGCTTTGATTTTTTAGTAGATTTATTTGCTATATTAGAAGCTGGATCCCAAAAAAATGACACTTCTGGTGGAATTATTAATGGAGTTGAATTAAAGGGTATAATACCTGGGTATGATCCTGTGTATCAAACATACTCTTTTGTAGAAGGTAATCATGTTTATTTTGTGCATCAAGGGACAAACACATTTGACATAGCTCTCGATAAAGATGCTTCGTCTTATCTAAATATTAATTCGGCTGGTATGATTATGGAGGTAGAAGTAAATGGTGCGGGCGATAACACTATTATTATTAATCAGTCTCCATAGCATACAAGCTTTTGCTGATAACACCGTGATTGTACAAACCAAAGGTTCTGGATCCAGCATTACAGTGCAACAAGTTGGCTCTGGCAATGTCACTGGCGTTTATTGTGGACTAGGCAGTTTCGACAGCAGCCTAGTCAACACACACAATTGTGATAACGCTACTATTAGCGTAAGCGTAGATGGCAGCTCAAACATTGCTTATGCCCAGTCGGTTTGGTCAAATCACGATAGCCAGGTATGGTCTATAACCGTTGACGGTGATGATAACTACGCAGTTATTGATATGGATCAAGATGACAATACCTCTACAATCATCCAAAACGGCAACGATAACGATGCTTTGATTTTAGGTTCTGGCAATAACAATGTTTACAAAATAGAACAAACGGGCAACGATATGTACGCTAAGTTTCAGACGTTTGCAGATAACTCAGATATTTGGAGCACACAAGAAGGTACTGGCAATCATAATGTGTTTGTGTACAACGCGAACCAAGCAGACAACAATTCAACCAGAGTAATACAAAAAGGATCTGGCAATAAAGATGCTGATATTTTTTGGTATAACGATGCTGATAATAGTCGAGTAGTCTTGACACAACAAGGCAACGGATCTCATACAGCAAACATGAAGTTTTATACTGATGACTACAATGTCAACGTCATACAAAAAGGTGTAAATAACCAAGCCTATTCGGTTACCTTTAGCTGTGTAAGTAATTGCACTAAGACAATTAGCATTACACAAGAATAATGAAGAGGTGGATCTTCGTATTTTTATTGTTTTTATTGGGAGCTCCTATAATCTACGAGATTGCACCTTACGAAATACTAAAGCTAAAAACTTTTGACTCCTTAATACCGGAACAAGAGCCTAGCGGGTACTTCACAATATTAAATGTGACAGAGGCTGACATAGAAAAAGAAGGAGGATATCCTCTTAGCCGACAAACTCTAGCTAGAATACAAATTGATTTACTTAATGCGGGTGCTATTGGAGTAGGTTACGTTATTGCATTTCCGCAGCCGGATCGTTTCGGTGGTGATGCCGAGTTTGCAGAAGCTCTTTCATATAGCCCTAGTGTTTTGGCTATGTTTGAAACCGACAATAATAATTACCCTCCAACTACAGGCACAGTAATTCTAGGAGATGATGTTGGTGGTATTACAGCTCGTGGCGTTATACAAAATATTGATATTCTTAAACAAAACTCTAGCCAAGGTATTGCTGTTGCTAGACCAGAAATAGACTCATTGGTCAGACGATTACCTTTATTAATGCGTACACCAGATGGATGGGTCCCGGCATTTGGCACAGAAGTCTTAAAAGTATTAGCCGATGCAGACACCTACATTATAAAGACCAATGATAATGGTATAGAGGAAATACGAGTAAAAGGCTTGAATCCAGTTCCAGTAGACGCATTAGGTCGTAAATGGATAAGTTTTGTAGATACTCCTCAGACTGATCTTGCACAAATGGATGTTGCTAATAAGTTTGTCTTTGTGGGATTTACCGCTTTAGGAATTAGTCCACAACTCAGCACACCAGTTGGTTATTTAGAGCCTCACAAGATACAAGCTGCTCTTGCAGAATCAATATTAATCCAAAACTCTCCTACAGTGCCAGATTGGAGTTTAGCTGCTGAAATCGGTATTTTCCTCATTTCGGTGACGCTGACATGGCTTGTATTGCATTGGTTTGGTATAAGCCTTGGCATAGGTATGGCTGTTTTTATCATGCTTTTTACAGCTTACGGAGGTTATTACATGATCCAATCCGGTCTACTAGTCGATGTTACCGGGTCACTAATAGCACAATTTATAACAGGATCTACAGCCTTCTATTTAAGGTTTAGAGAGCAGTACAAACTAAGGCAACTTATAAAACAACAATTCGGTAAGTATTTGGATCCTCGAATGGTGAAGAAACTCCAATTGAATCCCGAACTATGTCAAATCAATGGTGCTAGAGTAAATTGCAGTATTATTTTTACCGACCTAAGAGGTTTTACAAGCCTTTCTGAATCTGTAGAACCAGAAATGGTAACTTACATAATGAACAATGTATTAGATGTCCAGGTAAAAGCTGTGAATAAGTTTTATGGCTGCACAGACAAGTTTATCGGAGATGCAGGCATGTTCCATTTTAATACAATAATTCCACAAGAGAATCATCACGATTTAGCACTAGAAGCTGCTTTAGAAATAGAAAAAAACATAAAAGAATTAAACCTAAGATTCAAAGAAGAAGGTATACCAGAAATAGCCATTGGTATTGGGGTGAACAGCGGCGTATGTGTAGCAGGTAATTTTGGAGCCACCGATAGATTTGCTTTTAGTCTTATTGGCGATCCGTGCAATGTGGCAGCACGTCTAGAGTCTGGAACTAAGGAAGCTGGTGTTGGTACTTTGATAGGGCATGAAACTGCACAAAATTGTAAATATGTGTTAAAGTCCCTACCACCACTAAAAGTAAAAGGTAAAGCTGAGGCGTTAAAGATATATACATGGGAATGAAATTAAGCATTATATTAGGCGGGTTACTATTTGTTTCTTTAACTGGAAGCGCTTGGTATATAGACAGATTACAAGATCAAGTATCAACACTTAAAGGTAATCAATTAATGTTAGAAAGCAGTATCAAAGAACAAAATGATTCAATAAAAAACTTTTTAGATCAGCAAAAGAAAAATGCAGAACAGCTACAGTCAATGACTATATCTAATCAAGAGGCCCAGAGAGAGGTCACCAAGCTCAGAAGCACTTTTGCAAAACATGACATGGATGATTTAGCTTTAAATAAACCTGGTTTACTAGAAAAAATAGTAAACAGAGGTACAAAGAAAGTTAAGAATGAGCTTATAGCTATAACAGATCCTCAACAATTTGATAAAAATGAAACAGATACTATTAATTAGTTTACTTCTTACAACTGCTGGATGCTCCCTTATTCCATCACAAACTAAGGCGGTTGAAGTTGTCAGCATTGCTGCTATGCCAAAGATATATCACCCCCCATTACCTTTGGAGCTACAGCTTGTTGACATAGATTGGACTATTTTCACACCGGATCTTATGGAAGAGTATTTAGATAATGTTAAAAAAGGTGATGCACCTGCAATGGCTTTTTATAGTTTAAGCACACAAGATTACCAAAACTTAAGCATGAATACAGCAGACCAAAAACGATACTTAAAAGAAATATTGTCTATAGTAGAATATTATAGATCTTTAAATAAAAAAGGAGATGAGAATGAGTAAAGCACCAGAAGCATTTGTTTATAATGTAACCCTAGATCGTGTTGTGGACGGCGACACATTTGATTGTATAATTTCTTTAGGATTTGATTGTTACTTACACAAACAACGAGTTCGATTGCACGGGATTGATACTCCAGAATCTAGGACCAGAGATCTTGCAGAAAAAAAATTAGGTTTAGCTGCTAAAGAAAGGCTTAAAGAGCTTTGTTGTGGTAAGTTCAAAATAAAATCACTAGGAAAAGGTAAATATGGCAGAATACTTGGTATACCTTATACAGAAGACGGTAAAGATATTTGCCAGATGCTTGTTAAGGAAGGACATGCAGTGGAATACCACGGCGGTAAAAAAGTTAAAATTTGGGGAGCATACTAATATGAAAATATCACAAGAAGGCTTATCGCTTATTAAAAAATTTGAAGGCTGTGAACTCAAAGCTTATAAATGCGCAGCTGGAGTTTGGACAAAAGGATACGGCTCAACTAAAGGCGTAAAAGAAGGCGATACTCTTACTCAAGAAGAAGCAGATGATTTATTACTACATGAGATGGATGAATATGAAGGTTATGTATTAGATGCTGTAGAGATGCCAATGAGCCAACATCAATTTGATGCAATGGTTTCATGGACATTTAATTTAGGGCCTTCTAATCTAAAAGCATCTACTATGCTTAAAGTTTTAAATAATGGCGCATACGAAGATGTGCCTGCTCAAATAAAAAGATGGAATAAAGCCAGCGGCAAAGTTTTAGAGGGTTTAATTAGAAGAAGAGAAGCTGAAGCCTTATTATTTGAAGGCAAAGAATGGCATGAGGTATAGGTATTGGCCTCTGTTAATTTATGCGATTTGTATTTTTTTAACCAGTTTATATATATACTTAACCTAGGCGTTTACGCTTAGGGTAAAGTTGTTACTATGTCACTACCTAGCACCTTTACCCGTCTTTACTAAGGAAATATGAGTAAAGTATCAATCAAAGATTTTAGTATCTTATCAGAGCAGGATAAACAAGAAGCCATAGCTCTTTTACACAGATACGACCAAATAGATAAACAAGATGATTGCCAGAATGATTTTATTAATTTTGTAAAACATTTATGGCCAGAGTTTATAGAAGGCAGGCATCATAAGATTATTGGTGAAAAGTTTAATAGAATCGCTCAAGGTAAATTAAAACGTCTTATAGTATGTTTGCCTCCTAGACATTCAAAATCTGAATTTGCATCAACATACTTTCCTGCATGGATGATGGGCAGAAGAGGAGATCTTAAAATAATACAAACCACCCATACAGCTGAACTAGCAGTTAGATTTGGTAGGAAGGTAAGAAATATTATTGATAGCGAAGAATATTCACATATATTCCCGGATCTAAAGCTCCAGGCAGATAATAAATCAGCAGGTAGATGGACTACAAACCAAGAAGGTGAAAGTTTCTATGCTGGTGTAGGCGGTGCGATTACAGGTCGTGGTGCGGATTTACTTATTATTGATGATCCTCATTCAGAGCAAGACGCTTTGTCACCCAAATCTTTAGAGTCAGCTTATGAATGGTATACCTCCGGACCTAGGCAGCGTTTGCAGCCAGGTGGAA